GCTGTTCGTGTGAAAGTCGATCGAGAGGACAAAGGGGTTCTTGCTGCCCGTCGTATCGGCCGCAAAGGCCGTGTTGGCGATGGCCAGACAGCATTCTTCGAACGGAATGGTGTTGTACGAATACATGTTCTTGGTCTTGGAGTTGGCGTACCCGACGACTGGCTTCTTGTTCACTTGGTATACGTGAAGATCCACGAGCCGGGCGCCGCCGAGAATCACCTTGGTCAGGGATGCAGAGTAGATGTAGTCATAGGCCGATTTTCCGGCGTAGACGGAAAGGCCCGAGGAGGCCATGTAGTAGTCGCACAATGTAAAGTCGCTCGGGCAGCCGACCGGAGCACCGTTGCCAAAGGACTCTCTCGTATTGTAGGCGTCCAGGTTCTGGGTGGCCGCCTCGGGATTCATCGGGTACGGAAAGGTGATGCTGATAACGCCGACGATCGTGAGAAAGACGACCGCCGTAATCATAAGGATGAGTACTGGACCCCACATTGTTATTTACTCCGACGATCTTTAAACTCGAAAAAGAGTCGGCGCATGTGCTTCATGATGGAATCGGGCACCTTGCGGTCCATCGGAATGTTAAAGAGGCAGCAGTGGAGAAAATAGACACAGTACATGCCGCACTGACCGTCGCCGTACTGGTGGCGGATATCGTTATGGCGGAGCTCGGTTGGCTTTGAAAACTTTCCCATGTCGTCGAGCTGCTTTCCCCAGCGCCGCATGAGCTCCTGAACTTCGGGCTCGGGATCCTGGGCGTACGAGTCGAAAAAGGTTATGGTGGGGGCCGAATCCCGAAAGTCGGCAAATGCCGCAATCCAGTGCTCTCCAGGTCCGTCGCTGTCGTCCGTGTTGAAGACCACTCCCACCCGGCGGTAACCCTTCTTGTAGAGCTTATCGATGGCGAGGCTGCAGAGGGACGAGACGAGACACTGGCCCGTCTTTTTGCGGCGGTCAAAGTCGATGGGCACACTGCCAACATAGTAGTAGTCGGGAATGATTTCGCTATAGTACTCTTGCGACTTGTCAATATCGTCCGAAGACAGCCATTCCGATCCGTTGGTCGCCCAGCTGATAGGGGCCGCCGGTTTGCGGACGAGGGCGTGAGTGATGCACGCCAACGTCGCATCGTCGCAGACCTTTTTAAGACGCTTCGTGATTTCGCTCCAGACGTGCGGACCTTTTGGTATTGCCCGCTCGCCGGGATGTTCTGTATTATAGGCTTTGCGGAGAGCTTCGATCTGCTTGGGGTCCATTGTTCAAAACGGATCTTTGTTTTTGTACCGCCAGCGGAAGTACAAGAATGAACACGACGCAGATTGACCAGCGTGATCTCGTCAAGGCGGTGCGGACGTTTCGGGACCGGGATGACAAGCTCAAGGAGCTCAACAAGCAGGTGCAAAAGCTGCGGGAGGAAAAGAAGCTGGCCGAGGAGGAAATGTCGGACATTCTCAAGCGGTCGGTGTTTGCGACGCTGGACAAGCTCGAACTGCCCGACTCGGTGGTCAAGATTCAGCGCCCCGAGACATGGAGCAAACCGTGGTCGTTGAGCAAGAAGGACCTGGCTCTCCTGCTGCAGGACTTCTTTCGGGGAGCCGCTGGATCTCGGACCGAGGCAGATGCGTGCTTCGAGTACATTGTCGACCGCAAAAAGCGAGAGCTCGTATCCAAAGAGTTCTCGTTTACACGGGTTCTGAATGTATCGGATAATGGAGCCGACACCGCCGGGTCTGATTGAGTGGCTACGCACGCCGTCGTTGCCGACGCCCAATGGCCGAGTATTGACGCCCGAGCACGAGCTTCGCATGCTCTTTACCGACCTAAAGGACGCCCTACTTAAAAAGAACTTACTACGTAGCGACTTTAACAGGTATAAGATCCTCCATTTTTCGCAGTTGTGCACGGATGTCTTCCGACACTCTTCTGTCTAATCGCACCCAACGGATTCTGGCTGCGTTCCGAGATGGCCACGCCGAGACGCACGCCGACAAGTACGAAACCTATCGCAAGCAGTGCCCGTTTTGCCAGATCATTGTCGAGGAGCAAATCACGCACGTCTACGGAATTCTGGAGGCCACGGTACGCCCCGTCCTCCTGGCGGCGTGGACGCACTGGGACGTGAATGGGTACCCCATTGCGAACGGCGGGGCGTCGTTTGACGAGTTTTTAGGGGACATTACGCATCGTGCGTTTCTCTCATGGGTTCAGCCCATATATCGGGACGACGTCGAGTTGACGGACGAGGAGATGTTGGAGCACCCGATCGTCAAACAAAAAATCCGAGATAGTGTATAATGGTCCAAGACGATATTGCAACGGGAGGTCGTCGCCGTCGTTCGGTTCGGAAGACTCGGAAGCACCGGGGAGGGTTTATGGGAGACCTGCTGTTGGCGGGCTCGGCGCTCGCTGCGGCAGTCTACGGTCGCCGCATGACGCAGCGTGGAGGCAAGAAGTCCATGCCTGTTCGCAGGACTAAGAAAGGACTTGTATAGTCGGCGGCTCGAACCCGTTAAAGGTCGACAGCGACACCCATGAATAAGCGCCAATATTCGGAACATCCAGGACGTCTGAATCGTCGATCTCTTTCGGCAACCACACGTCTTTTGCAATCACATCCGCCGAGTCGCACGTCCGACCAAATACCGTATGCGGCACCGTCTCGCCGTACGGCTTGCGACTCGGGCAATGAAAGGTCGGTTTAAATCCGTCAAACAGCACTCCCGAAAACACACCGTATACCGACTCGTCGATGGTAATAGTGTGGGTTCCGTCGGGCATGACCTTGCGTCCGATGACGGGTACGGTCAACGAACAGCTCTCCTCGGCAAAGAAGCGACCTGGTTCGGCAATCACCGTTTCGAAGGGCAGTGTCTTTAGTTCATGCCGAATGAGCGGCGCCAATTCGTTGCGGAAGAAGCCGTCGTTGGCGGAATTGCCGGAAAATCCGCCGCCAATGTCTAGGACCTCGGGGCGAAACCCTGGGTTGCCCTCGAACGCATTCACAAACTGGCGCACGGTATCAAAGGCGGACTGGTAGGCCCGAACCGAAGTGCAGTCGCTGCCGACGTGAAACGCCAGGCCGCAGATGCTAAAGAATGGCTGGCGGTGGATGAGCTCGTGGACGTTCCGAATGTGAAACCCAAACTTTTTATTGAGGGGAATGCGGGCACCGCCCTTGTCATCCACAAAGATGCGGACAATGGGCCGTGGCGAGCGAATAATTTCGTGGATTTTTTGAAGTTCAAATAGCGAGTCAAAGGTTACGGTCGACACTCCGGCTTCTCCGAGTTGCTGGCGGGACTTGCAGGGATTGGCGTAGACAATGTCGGTCTGGGCAGAGGCTCCGACGGCTTGGGCGGCTCTGACTTCCTGGACCGATGCGCAGTCGAACCCGCAGCCTCCCTTGTGAAGCTCGGCGAGGATGGGTGCCAAATTATTGGACTTTACGGCGTAAAATGGGCGGATATTCGGGAGGCACTCATTCCACAGGCGCAGGCGGTTGCGAACAGATTGGAGCGAGACCCTAAAAGTTGTCGACAGGGTTATTGATGAAGCGGGAGACAATTATTTATTACAATCTGTCTAGCACGACTTAAATGCAAATCGCATGTAGAGGTAATATGGAGTACTTGCCATACAATTCCCGAAATGTCGCCCTGTCTGCAGAGGATGTATGTCGCATCATCTGCAGGCCGGACTATATAGTCAAGGATATTCGCACGTTTCAAAAGGCGATGGTGCACACTACCTACGTGCGGCGGGCGGACTATACGACCCTCACTGGCGAGCCGGCGGTTCTCGGCCCCTGTCCCAAGGGCGTGATGGACTTGCAGCCCGAGTCGTACGAGCAGCTCGAGTTTCGGGGCGACTCGATTCTGGGTGCCGTCGTGGCCAACTACCTCTGCGAGCGCTACCCCACCGAACCCCCCGGCTTTCTCACCAATACTCGCAAGTTGATTGTGCGAAACAAGACGCTGGGTATGCTAGCTCGGGACAAGCTTCATCTCGACGCCTTTTTTGTGATTTCCAAGCACGTGGACGAAATGAAGCCCGAACACGGCCGCCGAAACATTGAAAAGTTGGGCGATGTTTTGGAGGCGTTTATTGCGGCGCTTTGGATCGATTCGGGTAACGACTGGCCGACGGTATCGGACTTTATCGTCCATCTCATCGAAACTCATCTAGACATTCCTCTGCTGCTACGAGAGGACGATAACTACAAGGACCGAATGCAAAAGC